CCCTACCTGTATAGGTAATGGCTTTTATAGAGTACCTTATGTAGAAGCAGAAGAAGAAGTTCACGCAAGATGTGAAGATTGCGATGGCAAAGGGAAAATAGCTTTAGACGCTCTTACACCCGAAGAGCTGAGATGGAAGGGGGTTATATAGTCAATGAAAAAAAAGAAAATAAGCAAAGTCATTTTAAAAGGAGCTAATATTACATTTAAAAGCGTATTAGCAGTTATGTTAATTGCTTCTTGTTTAGTTTTATTAAACTCATGTACTTATAGTGTAAAAGTAGGAAAAAAATGTACACCAGGTAGTACAGAGTGGAGTTACTTATGGTTTATGAAAGGTGAGTCCGATGTTAGCAAAGAAAATTGCGAATAAGGTAGGAAGTTTAGAGAACTTTTTTAAATGGGTTAAAGGAACTAACTTAATTCAGTTAGATTCCATAGACATAACAGAAGATCCAGTAAGACCGGAGCTGTCGCTCGAGTTTAGGAAGAGCTACGATAGAAAGATATATGGCTTAGAATTTAATAAAGAAATAGAAGGAATCATATGTGTGGCATTTACCAATGATATCCCTAAGACCGTTAAGGAATTAGATATCATGTCTCAGAATGCTCACTTTAAACAAGACGCTAACACAGCTGTAGCTTACACTGTTTGGTCCAGAAAGCGTGGAGCTGGTAAAGAGATATTACAGAAGACTACAGAATTTGTTAAAGGGAAAGAAAATATTAAGAGGTTGGTGACGCTATCGCCATTGACCCCAATGGCCACGCATTTCCATATACGGAACAAGGCTAAGCTGATCAGTATAAATCCGACCACTCAAAACTTTGAATACAGGCTATAATGTGGCTGAAATGTGGCTAAAGTATGTCTTCAGTTATCCAGTGTATAGGGATTTAAAAAAAAAAAAAAAATAAAAATAAAAACATTGAAAAAAAAGTGTCTTTTTGTCCTTTTCGTCTAGAAGCATTGATTTTATTGACTTTAGGGTAGACACTAGGGTAGACACTTTTTGAAAAAAGAGACACTAAATAATGTCTACCTAAAAGTAAGCAATACCAACAAAAAGTTAAAAATACCGCATAAAACAGCATAGGATTGCCTATGCGCGAAGCAATTCAATTTCTATCTAATTCTAATTCTTTTAAGATCCCTATACATTTTTTAAGGGATGGTCTATACAGGGTAATGCCTAGGAAAAGAAGAAAAAGAATCACAACTCTAACAACTCCTGATATACCTTTTCCAAAAGTCAGAGTGGAGTGGGTCGACGCTATGAGTGACTCGGGCTGGGCCAATGAGAAAGAATTTACTAAAATGAAATTAGCTTATCCAATTAATGAAGGTTGGTTATATTCTAAAGATAACAAAGCAATTAAATTGTTTGCTTCTTTTGATAGGGAAGATGATGGTACGTTTAGCTTTGGTGATCGGACGATGATACCTCGTCACTGGGTTCGGAAGATTCAGAAGATTTAGGTGCTTCAATCGCTTCACCCTCAACAGTCGTTGCATTTAAAAGAGGCGCGTAGTCGTCTAAGATTTGTTTCATTTTTGCTTCTAATTGTTCTTCTGTTAGGTCCTCTAATTTACCTGTCTTTATTATTTTTCTGTCTATGTATAATCCTGCTGCCTTGCCACGAGATACTTCAGCGTTTACAGCGGATGAGAAAGATCCTTTTTTTAAAGCTGCTGTCTTAATTCTGTCTAATTCTGCTACGTGTTTAGCATAAGTAACTTCATGCTTCTGTAGTCTTTCTTCATGTAGTTTTCCGATATATTGAACCACTAATGGTGAGTGTCTAGGATTGGTTAATTCTGATCCTTCTACAGGTGCTCTTTTAGGACTATAGCCCGCAGCTATAGCTGACTCTGTCTTAGACATAGGTCCATCAGATCCACCAAATACTAAATACTCAGCGAATCTCTTTTGCATTTCTGTTAATCGTTTAGGTAATCCCATAATTTTATAGGGACAGAGCAAGGCTACTTTGTGATTTCTCTTGATATCCCAGTATTGACAATTTAAGGTAAGTATCCTATATTGTCAATATGAATGATATGAAAGAAGACAGAGGAGAACTTGATCTAACCCTCTTGATTGAAAAGCACCAGAAACAGATCTGGGAGTATAAACAACGTGAATCTGAGTGGATTAAAACAGATAATCTACTTAAGGGCGCTTATAAAATTGTAGATGATATGAGTGCTAAGCTTGTAAGGCAGCAGAAAAGAATAGATGAACTCGAGTTTAATAATAAGGTTTATAAAGCAGAATTAGAAAAAACTCTTGCGGATAAATCTAAATGAGAGTAAGAGATTTACAAGAATTCCTTTCTACTTTTACCGCTAGTAATAAGGCAGGCACGAGGCAAGGCAATGCTGTTAGTGATGCTGTACTATATGTTGAAGTGAATGGTCACCTACATGAAATTAAAAAAATGGAAGTACAAGAGAACAGTCAAACTATATTTGGGTTACATAAAAACCATCATTCGCACCGTCTTGTTATGAAAACAGCAGAGGCGTCTAATATAATTTTACCGGATAAATTGCGTACGCCGGGCGCATAATGAGTGACGACATTACCCCGAAAACTTCATGGGTCCAGAAGCTAAATTTTATCAACAAATCAAAAGAAATTTTAAGGAACTTTCCTTTATCAGGATTGAAAACACTAGCTTACTTGGGACTCCTGATTTATTGGTCTATAATACTTCTGGGCACTTTTGCACTATAGAGCTGAAGGTAACGAAGAGTAGAAAGATTCGTTTTTCACCACACCAAATTGCGTTCCATACACGTCATCCTAACAATACTTTTATCATGGTAAAGGCCCTTGGTCCTTTACCCAAGAAAACTTCTTCAGTTTTCT